CCTACACGCATTGAAGGCGTGTGTTTTATTGCTATTGGCTTTTTTTGAAAGTTTATGATTTGCGGAAATGCTGATCCTGTAATTTTGAAATCGTTACAAATCAATCTTAAATCTTGCTTTGAAATGTAATCGTGTGGCTTGATTTTTCCGTTTTTATCCTCCAAACCATTACCAACAATGTAGTTTACAATTGTTTTAATTATAAAAGCATTGGTTGGCGAATCATCATAAGCATCTTGATACTTCTTAAAATTGGCATTGTCTGGACCATTCAATGTGTACTGCGTACCAACTGACGGTTTAGTAATGCCCGGATCGTATGCCGAAAATTCAACGTGCGTTACATTTCTTGCCATTATTTGTAAAATTTGTTATTTGTTTTTTTTGAGTAATCTTGTATGTCTTGGTTTTCGCTGGCAATTAATATTTTGCCTAACAAAACAGCTTCATTATCTTGAAATAAAGTGTAGCTTAGTTTGTCACCAATTTTTCCAGCAGGAAATGAATCAAGTGTGATCTGATAATTTTCATTTGGCAAAAGTGATATTGTAGCAAAAATTACCTCTTTCTTTTGGCTCATTTCATTTTTCAATTCTAAATTGAAAATACTTGAAATAGTAAGTGTTTTTCTTGGAACAATCTCAAATGAAGGAATAGTATTTTTTTTTAGAATATCCATTTTTTAAAAAATTAACCCCCATTTCTGAGGGTTGTTTTTATTATACTAAAGGCATCAAGGCCTCTTCATATTCTGTGATCGCTGCACTTGAAAGCTGATACATCGGTTCTGCTTCTTTGGAATTGATCGTAACCGAAAAGCCCTGCGTGTCAGTTCCATTCGCTAACGTCATTACATCGCATCCATTTTTTGCGCCTTGTACATAGATTTTTCCGTTGTAATCTTCAATGAAGATTGTTTGCAAAATCCCAGCATAACCTTGAATTTGATTTCTCAACTCAATATCAATCCCTGGAATGAAAAATGTATTTACAGCAACGTACTCATTTGTGCGTGTGGCTTCATCAAATGTGCCTGTGTCAACAATATTATTTCCCGTGGCTTTTACCTCAACTCTAGCTATTGAATTAGCTGTCATAATTGCTGGTAAAGTCACAACACCCGTAGCGGTGTTAATTACCGGATCGCTCGCTGAAAATGGAGCAAATCCAATAGCCTTGACCCCTTTCATAGGGGCCGTACGGCTAATGTTTCTGGATTTAGTAAGTCCCATTTTTTATCCGTTGTATAAAACGTTATACTTTTGTTTAACAACCCAAGTAGTCATGGTGTTAATCAACTTCAAAATTCTACGAGTTGAAGCATTAGCTTCTTTCTCGATAATCAACTGTGAAGAATCAGACAACAAGTCCATAACTAATTTTAAGTTTTTCTTTTGTGCTACAATCGAAAAACCTACCAAGTCCACGAACATGATTCTAACATCATTGAAATACATGTCATTGAATGAAGTACCAACAAAATTTTCTTGCAACGCTGCACCTTGTACACGGTTAACTGACTTAATCAATTTGTAGTGTGCTTTTGGCGCATAGATCACTGGCGCATCTTCGCCTGTCAACACTAAAACTTTGTCAGGAATTGCATTGTACATTTTTACGTATTCAGTTACGATGTTAGCCGTTGTTACGGTTGTACCTGCTACTTTTATGTACTCACCAATTCCAGCACCTGGAACTGTTTTTGATTGTGAATCATTGTACAACATAGTCGCTGGAATAGAATCAAACAAAGTAGTTGGCATTGCTGCAACTAATGCTTGTGCGCCTGCTGAAATTGAACCTTGACCAGCTCCAGGAGTTAAAGCTGCAATAGCTGCTTTTGTCGCTGTAGTAGCTCCATCCCAAACCCAAGACTCTAATTTTGCACCAACTGCTGGTGTAACTTGAATTAATACTTTTTGATCAAACTCATCAGAAACCACATTGTAAGCTCCTGCTTTCATTGATTTTTCAAAACGTGTACCTTTCAAAGAACTTTCATCAATAATACCTTCAACATTAAAAGTCTTAAGGTTTACGATTGATTTTTGCGCTTTCAAGTTCACGTTATCAACTGTTACGGGTCCAAAATTGGCTGCTGTAAAAGTGATGTCTGCTGAGCTTTCATAAATATCCATGCCTGATTTATGACCCTCTACCAATTCGATAGTTTCACCACGGAATGTCGGCGAATCAGCATAAATTTCTTGGATGATTTCGGCGTATTCGCCTGTCTCGGTTTTTGTACCTGTGTAAGTAACTGCCATTGTTATTTTTTGTTAATGATTGATAATTCTTTTTTGATGAAATTTAATTCATCTGCGCTGATTTTGCCCTTGCAATACTCATCTATTGACAATTTTGAAGCCTTAACCGCTTCTTGAAATTCATCATACGATGTTTGTTCGCCAAAAGGATTCAAAAAACCAGCTTTAATCTCTGCTTTTTTTCTTTCAGCAATCGGATATACTACTTTTTTTTCTTTGATTTCTTCGCTCATGGCTTACAATTTTCCTCGGTTATACAATACTTTCTCTTTGTTGCTCATTTCCTCATACTTCTTTTTTGGAGCATTGCCATCTGGCTTGATACCTTTGGCTAACTCTGCACCCATTTCAACCGCTACTTGTTTAGCTGCTGCAACCTCTGCGCTCATCTCTACTGACTTAGCTTCCATTTCGGCAATTTGCGCTTTCAATGCTACATTTTCAGTAGTAAGCTCATCAATCTTAGTTTGCATTTCTTCGGCTGTCATTGCTGGTGGCATTCCTTCGCCCTCCATTTTCATTTTTTCAGCTTCGGCTGCGGCCGCTTCTTCTTCGGCTTTCTTTTTTTCTTCTTCCGATTCCATCAATATTTTTTTGATGCGTGCGTCGATTTCTTCTTGTGTCATTTCTATTTCATTTTTTGTTAATACGGGTTCCAAATAGGCTTCAATTGAAAAGCCTGTTAATTCCTTGTTTTTAATTTTTTGCCAAACCTCATCATTGTCAACCTTTTGAGCAAGTACCCAATCGCCTTTTTGTACTTGCAAACCTAATGCAGTAGCTTTGTCTTTTTCTGGATCTTCAACTATCCAAGATTCAAAGGCGTACATATCTTTGCGTACTTTTTTATCATGGTTAACAGTTGCGCCGTTGTGACTATTGTTTTTGAAGAAATTTTGTTGTAGATCACTTACTGTTTCTTCGGTATAGAACACCATTGCAGGCTCGCCGTTAATATCTTTTCTAGGAATCAGCATATTTGGCCGCATTGCCACGGAATAAATAATGCGCTTTTCATCGTCTTGAAATTCCATTGCCGTCAATTCGTCATCAAACATAACCAACTGCGTTTTTGTCGCTGGATTTTCGACTGTTGACATACAGAATACACCGTCATCGCCTTTCGTATATTTCAATTCGTATTTTTTCATTGTGCAATAACGACAAAAAGCCTAATCGCAATTAAGCAAGTAGGCTTTTTAGGTCTTTTAGTGATAATTTCAAAATGGCTAAATTTTTGAAACGTGCATCTTCACACGTTTGAATTAAGCAAATATACTAAAAACTATTCTTATTCTCCAAAACTTTTACATTATTTTGCGCTTTTGATATATCACTTTCAGCAACGAAGACTTTTAACGGCGGTTGTTCGGTCTGAACTCTTGCGACTGATTGCCCTATTTGATTCTCTGCGGAGTTGTTGAATGCTACTGTTGGCGGGGTTGCTGATCTTGCCCCTGACATTCCTGATATTCCACTTCCGCCTGAACTTGGAGCTGATCCACCTCCAAGAGCCTGCAATTGTTTATTTGTAGAAGCAATTATTGAAGCAGCTCCTAATACTCCTTGACCTATATGGATGCCAGACCACGGCATACCAAAAGTTAAAGGACTTGCGGCGTTATCTTTTCCAACTGCTTCTACTGTATTAACAGCTAATTTTCCAAGAGCTACACCGCTTTCGGCAATAACAATTCCTTTTTGAATGTTTTTATTTTTGACAAATAAATCTTTGGCTGCGGCAACGCCTTGATTACCTAAATCTTTCAGTGCTGCATCTACGGCTATTTTATTATCAAGATTCTTTTTGTCAATCTCTGCTTGCTTTATTGCTTTTTGAGTTTCAAAATCAAGACTTTCTATATCAATTGCATTAAGTCTATCAAGCTGTTCTTTTTTCAAATCTGCATCCGCTTGATCGTTTGTTTTCTGAACTTCTTGAGCATTTTTAAAAAACTCTTGACCTTCATTAAAAAGATCCTCTTGCTTTTTTTTCAAAGCATCCGCTTCATCTTTGGCTTTTTTCTCTCTTAATTCTTTGGCTTTCTGCTCTCTCTCTTCTCGTTCTTTTTCTGCTTTTTCTGCGTTTTCTCTGGCTAATTTCCTAGTATTCTCTGCATTTTCCCTGTCAATTTCAGCAATTGCAAAAGCGGCTTCTTTTCTTAATTTTTGCTCATTATACAATCCTTCTGCAATATCATCTTGCAATTGTTTTTCAATTGCCATCTTCTTTTTTGCGCTTTCGGAATACCTAGATCCATCTTCTTTTAGAATTCTATCAATCTCTTTACTTCTTTTTGCGGCATTGTCCTTTAGTCTGTCGGCTGCCCTATCTGCTTCGGAAGTTACACCTACAAAATCCGTAACAGAATCAATAATTTGACCTATAAATTTACCAACACTAGCTAGTCCAGGAACTAATTTAAAAACAGCTTCTTTTATTTTTGTAAAATTAGTTATTAGCATTGCTAATCCTACGACTAAAAGACCTATTCCTGTTCCTGCAATAGCTAATTTCAACCCCTTGAATCCTGCTGAGCTTGTATTTACGGCGCCTGTAAATAAGTTTTGAACCATAGCAGCCGCGCCTGTTGCTGCCGCATTTGCTTTTGTAGCTATACTAGATGCCGAAATCGTAGACTTTAACAATTGCCATTGATCGCCTAAATCAGAAAGACCACTTATAGCATCACTAAAAGCCATTGCGGCCTGAACTTTCAATAATGCTTTCTGCGTATCTTCTGATTGATCTCCAAATAATGCCATACCAGCAGTCACACCTTGTACTCCTGTGGCTGCTACTTGTGTGGCTGCACCCAATGCCTTCATTTTCTGATCAGGATTGAAGCTATCAGTTAAATCAGCAGCAAATCCCATTTGGTCTTTTAATTCAGCTACCGCCTTAGCCGCCTTAATAGTTTCTTCTGAACTTTCTCCTGTTAGCTGTATTTGTTTTTGAAGCTCTTGGTTGGCTTCACGCAATTGCGCTTTGAAAGTTTTGTAAGCCGCATTTCCTTGCTCTACTGAATCGTTGTTTTTTTCAGTTGCATTTGTAGCACCGTCAATTGAAGTGCCTAACTTGTTAACGTCTCCTGCTGCCTTGGCTGCGTTGGTGTCAAATATTATTTTTACTCTTTCTTCTTCTTGTGCCATGGCTAATAGTTCAATAGTGTTAATTTTGTTTTGCCTGTTGTAAGATCAATTGTTGAATCTTGCAATTTGTATCTTTGCTCACCAATTATAATCTCATTTTGTGGACGGAATCCCGTAGGTATATTACTTTCGCCTTGATTCAAATTCGCAAAGTTCAAAAATATTTCATTCGGTGGCAATGTCAAAGTAAAATCTGATTTGTATGTATTCGGTGCCAAAAGCAACTCGATAAAGTCTTTGTAATAATTCAAATACAAACTATCTGTATCAACTCCATCTGCTCCAAATCCTAAAATCTTACCATTGAAAGAATTTTTAAATGATGCTTCTAAAACTGAAAATAATTGGTTATTGGCTGTTGGCGTGAACTCAACTGATAATGTGTCAACGCCTAAACTTTTCTGTTGTAAATAAAACAAAGTAAATTCCTCATAAACGGGCTTATACCTGTTCCCGCCATTTTCCAAAAGTTCGGGCGTGTCCTTTGAAAATCCCAAACAAGTCTTTGCAGTACTTGGATGATTAAAAGTAGCTGCTTGTTTTAATAACGAATAATCTGTTTTTACTTCAAATTTCGTAGGCTTTGGCGGTGTAACTGCTGGAAAATTTAAAGAGCCAAAACGTGACCCGTCAACATAAACAGCATCAAAATATTTAGATGCAAAATGATTAAACACGTATTGATTATAATTATTAGCTTTTTTCTTTGATACTGCAGCTATGTCAACGTAAGGTGTATAATCAACTATTCTTTTCGAGTATGGCTTATTCACTTCTTCAATATCCGAAGGCGTGAGCCAATACATTGATTGGTCATTCAATCCGGTATTAACTACCGAAATTCCAAAAGTATTGAAGAAGCTCTTTAAAAAATCAACGCATTTCATTTTTGGTAACGATGTGATCAAATTCAATTTGTTACCTCCTAGGCTTGCTGAGCTTGTGTAATTAAAAGCGGTTGCTGAATGCTTCACACGTGTTACTCTAGTTCCTACAACTCCTTTTCTGGAATGGTAATACTGCTGAATTGTTTTAAATTCCAAATTATCCCAACTAACTAAAGTAGAGGGCAATATTTCAAACTTTAAAAATATCTCGCCGTTTGAATCTAAAATGCTCTGACCGCCAACGGGATCAAGTAAACGATATGTGTAAGTGCTTCCTGTTATTTCTTGGCTGTCAATTTCTACGCCTGTAGTAGCATTTCTAAGAACTACTTTTATTTTTGTTTCTGGTCCTTCTAATGAAACCAATCCATTCACAAATAAATTAACGTCAAAACCATCTGACCAATACGAAGTATTAAATGAAGCTGCTCTTTTTACTTTGAATACTCCACTTGCCAAACCACCTGTAATAATCCACTTGGGATCAAATGGAGCGGTTTCAATTTGTGACTTTTCATCATAGCGCAAATAAAGCAAAGGATCGTAATTCATTAAGGGAAAAGCTGCCGCGCTTGGAGCTACCAAACTTTCAGAATTACACCAAACAAATATATCTTTAACCTCTGGCTTTTCAAACAAAGGGCAAATAACGGGTGTACCGATTTTAAATAACAAATGATTCATTATTGCCATGTAGTTGACCGCTGGTCTAACTTCACCAATGTTAATAAAATTTACGCTTGTTTCTGATCGATTATTTTGGTATGCGATATTATCAACTATTTCTAGGTCATCCGGGTCCCAAGTCCAAACACGGTTATTTGAAATAAAAGGAACTCCATATTTAAACTCGACACCATTTGCTAGAGTTACATTTTTTATAGATGAAAGGTTATCTTTTAATTTGCTTCTGTTCCAATCTATTTTAACTAACGGATCAAAATCACCAAACAAATCTTGAATAGTTGAATCGCCTAGTTTATCGGTTAGGCTTGTAAGGTTGCTAGCGAAATTTGTTTTAAAACTTTTCTGGTCCAAAAATTCATAATCGCTTTCTTCAAATGAAAGTTTTCCGGATTGAAACAGAAACCCAGAAATGTAAATCATTGCATCAAATTCGCCTGTACTATTCGC